CTCCGCCTCCTGAGCCTCCTGGACCAGATGTTAATCTGTAAAGACTATTTGATGTTGTTGACATAACAAGAGCATCAAAAATTACTGATAGAGTACCAAGACCATACGGACTACTTGTAGCAAAACTTCTACCCGTGGTTCCGTTTACCGCACCAGTTCCTGGAGTACCACCTGAAGCATTCACCCCTACGCCTCCTGTACCGCTCCTGCCAACCGAGAGCGAACCATGTACATCCATTGTAGATGATCCGATAGATCCATTACCTTTAGATGCCAGACCACCCGTACCTCCATTAGCTCCTCCATAACTTATAAAGAAACCTGTGGTAGTTGCTGCGCCGGCTCCAGGACCTAAAGGTGGAGAAACCACACCACCATCTTGACCGGGAGTTCCTGTGGCGGTAAAGTTTCCTGTACCAGAAACAGTATCCTTAACAAATACTCTCCATCCACCTGTAACAATCGAACCATTGACGGTTAGATTGTTGTAATACATGTCCCTAGTAAGAGTTGTAGTTGAAAGTGCGGCTACGATAACATCTCCATCAGTTCCTGGACCAAAAGTATTGGATGCTAAAATTGTTGTAGTTGATATTAAATTATCATTTATTTTTCCGTTGGCTTCCACGTTGGCGGTAAAAACTGATGGATCAAAGTAAAAACTTGAAGCGTTTCTTATTACACCAATGGCTCTATCAACTGTTCCAGCGGATGTAGAAGTTGCCCCTGCGGTGTTAGAAATAAATATTACTACACCGGGAGTTCCTCCTGTATTTTTACCATCTAAACCTTTTAAAAGGACACCTCCTGATATGCTTGTTGTATCAGTACCAGCCCCTTGTGCTACACCTAAAACAACAGTACGACTTGTTGAAGCAACATCAGCATCTGCCTTATTCCATTTTGCGGTAAATTTATTGAAGAAAAGTATTTGTCCACTTGCAACAGTTTCACCTGCTGTACCTGAAACAATAATAGAATCAGTAGAAACTGCTCCACCATTTACAAGACTTGTAACAAAGTCTTTATTGGCAATCGAAGTTCCATTGAGTGGAGTACCTACTCTCCAGTCACCTGTGATTGTTTCATCGTTTTGTTTTACAGAAAACTCAGTAAAAAAACATGGAGAATCTGAGATTATAAATATGGATTGTGCTGGATGTCTTACCGCTAGAGTCGTGGAAGCAGTACAACTTGCGCCGGCTGGAGTTCGTGTGAGTCCACGGGTTACTCCTGTGAGAGCGGCGGATCCATCAGAATTTTGAGTTATACCTGTGAATGAAACAAACTCAGATTTATCAGGAATTTGCGGATCGAGAGTTCCGTATCCGATAGTTGTATTGATATACGCCATTGTATATGCAATGTTTGAAACCGGCTCTTTGAAGCTGGATAGATTTACAGTTGTGTCTGATATTCCAACTGATGCTTTTAATCTGTAAGATTTTCCTCCGGTTGTGTTGAAAGAGCCTAATGAAACATCATTTACAATTTGATTTTGAGGGAGTATTTGAGATTCTGGTATAAAGCCGAACCATGAACCAATACCAATCATCCCAGCTGTGACTATCGAAATAAATTGTTTAAAAAATTCCATATATTTATTGTTAATTATAACTCATTTTCTTAAAAATGTCGGATTATTCTTGGATATTTTGACATTTAACCCAAAGCGTGACAATTCCCAACGTGCATCACTTTCTAAACTATAGACCTGAATTGTGTAATCAAAACAATCTTTTGCCTGAAGAATATTACATATCGCTCGAAACTTCGGTACAGTTTCTTCAAAGTTGCTTTCTTCAATAATTCCATCACCTAAAGGCGCGAGTCCGGGAGCTAAGTCTCCAAGGGATGAAGGATTTATTCCTATGTAAAAACTAGCAAGGTTTCCCTCTTTACTTACTTCCAATTCTCTAGTGCCTTTGGACCCTTGATAATCGAATAGGACTAGGGCTTTTAGATCTACACCTTGCATCATGAAGCCTTCAAAGTACGCCTTATCAAAATAGTTGAGTCCTTGCGGGCGATTATTATTCTCATAAGAAAACGTCATCACCACTGAATAAGGCATCTCTTCTTCTGAAGGAACATCATCAAACCATTGACCTGTGTCCCATACTTGATAAATTTGAGGATTTACATTTGAGTATCCATAAACTATTCCATCAATTACCGCGAAGCGTGAAATGGATCGTACTTGCGGAGCATGCCAGAATTTTTCTGATGATACAGATCCGTCATTGTTTACTGTTTCGCGAGAGGTGAACATCCAATCTCTTCCGTTGTTCGGCGCGGTTATATAAATTGTGTCCTCTATAGTCTTAAGGTGTCCTCCGGTAAAATCATCTTCAAAGAGTTCTGTTTGGACCGGAAGAGACAATGTAATAGGTTTGATAGTGACTTCGTTTGTGAAAGCTCCCAAAGCTCTTAACTGTTGCTTCTGATCTACCCATACGAGATAATCTCCGAAGTTACCTATAAACTCATGCCCTAGGGCGCTGGAGAGTCCTGTGAGGATCTTCTTTTCTACTTTGTTATAAACGAAAGCTCTGTCAGTAGTTGCGCTAAAAGTGTAGGCAAATGTAACATTCGTGTTTGGAGTAACTAAATATATTTCATTACTGCCAGCAAAAATAGCGAGTCTTCCATCTTTTTCTCCAATTCCTTTTGGTAGATTATCAAGAGTAATAACATCTGGATCTCCAGCTACACGATCACTTGTGTTTTCATAATTTAAAAACCCTAAAGGTGAACCTGATGGGGTTGAATCCGCTGATTGATAAATAAGACGAGATGAATATGAACCAACAAAAGACTGGTTTCCAAAGACTTTAATAAAATCTGGGGTGTATGTAGACGGAAACATCTTTGTAGCACCTCCAGCTGTTGAAAAAACAGATTGAATTGCGACCATCCCTGAAGTAACAGTCAAAGAATCCCCGGATGAATATGTGACTCCGGTAAGAGTTGTTGTTCCTTCTCCGCCGGTATAAGTTATCTCTCGGCCATCACTTAATATAATTTTCTTTTCTCCTGCAATAGTTAAAGCAAAACCTTCTTGCGCCCAAGTTGTAGTGCCTTGTTTTTTTAGGGTTGTTTCGGTTGGCGCGGAATCTATAAGAACCATTCCTCCGGACCAGTAAAGAATCCTTGAATCACCTCGGACCATTACAAGTCTTGAAGATTTATCATCTGGATCCCACCATGAATCAAATACGAATCTAGTATAAGTACCGGCAAGTGACTCTAGTGTAGAAGTGAGTTTAAGTTCATACCAAACATACGTTCCTGGTGTTACAATATCTGATTCCACCTCTAATTTTCCACCTGCTACTCGTAGAGTGCGAACGGCACCAAGGTTAGTTTCAAACTCATGTGATGATTTGACTCCTGCTTGAGTCGCATCTACTGATCCTCGGCGCTTTAGTCCCGGACGTGATGCAAGATTGCCGTTTACTTTTTTATATACATTCTTTGAACCTCGAATAAGAAAGCCGGGCTTGAGCTTAGTTTTATCGCTCGCGCTGTTGTAGCCCGGAAAGGTGTCTCTCATTTTAAATTCAAAAATGTCTTCTGGATTCATAGTTTTGTTTTACCATCTACCTCTACCCGGCTTACCACCGTAGTTAAATACTATTTTAACTGATTGAGAAGGATGTTCTCCGCGGTATTTTCCATATAGACCAATTCTATCTGCTGGATGTGGAGCTGATGTGTTACCGTTTAGTTCAATACCTGCCCATGTGAAGTCATAGGCGCTGTTTTGAGATTGCTGTCCGGCGGCGATAAGATTTTCTCTATGATAGATTTCTATTCCGTCATTATCTAGGACCACTACGTCACTATCCGAAGTTGTTCGGCTTATCCATGTCCCTGCGGTATTTTTTAGAAGATACTTTGAATAGTATTTGATATCAAAGTTACGTCCGATTGAAAATATAATGTTATCAACACGAATGTTTGCCATGGCCGAAGAGTTTGCGACTGTGATCTGAAATGAATCTACGGTTGTAGGGACCACTGTGCCTGTTTCTGTAGCTGAAGCCCATGAGAATTTTAATAGATTCCATCCTGTTTTAAAGGCTGTCCCGTCTGCTTGTGCTGTCTGAGCGGTTGAGGACCAATAGTTTGCTGTAAGATCGTTTCCCCAGCGCGCTGAGATGCTTGTAGGGGCTGATGGAAGGTATATCCATACGAATATATCCGCCACTTCATCTTCATCAGTAAGATCTAATGCGGTTTGAGTTGTGTTCTTAATTCCATCTCCGGAAGCGACAAGATCGAACTCTATTGAACCTGAGCCTGATTTCTTGAATATTGTATTGACTTTGACTCCTGTTGCACTTCCTACAGCGCTCCACGTGCCGTTACCAGTGAGAGAGTCCATAGCGTTGATAACTTTACCTTTGCGTGTTCTCCAGTTGATACGGAGGATTTTAGAGCCTTCTGAGCCTTCTATAGATATAATCTTATTCTGGATTGCTTTAAGTAAGTCGAATTGTCCTGCGGGGTTTCTTAACACCTTATCCCATAACTGCCTGTTGTCTTGTGGAATTAGATCTATAAGCTTTTTAAAGTCTGAAGGTGCGGCGTAGTTATAAACATCATCATGGATTGTCTGAGAAAGAGTTGCCGTCCTTATAGTCTCCAATGGATCTACTTTAGATAAAACCTTATTTGCGGAACGCTCAAGAAGAAGATCAACATCATCAAGATCATCTGCATCGCCGCCATGCAAGAGTGCGCCAAGATTTGCTTTTACTTCATCTATTGTCATTTTGTTTTATTGATTCTGTGACCTCCATTCAGTCACTAATACCGTACATGTTCCGGCTGCTGTAATTCCTTGAACAGATCCCTGAACTACTGGAGTGTTTGGATAATCTCCGAGTGCAAGTGTAGATGATCCGAACGCTGCAATACCTGTTGCGGCTACTGCTGGAGCATCATTAAAGGTTTTCATGTAAATAAGACCGCCGGTTACAAGAGTACAGTTGACCGGCTGAATTGTTGCGGCTAGACGTTTCGTTGGAGTAGATGAGGCTAGTAACCTCTGAGATGTAGTAGTGAGAGTAAAAGCAGTAGAAGAAGCGATATAGAAAGTTGGGGCTGTTCGATATTCTCCTCCGGCTCCAAGGTTATTTACTACTGAGCTACCACCAAATATGGCAACTAGCGCCATGAGCGCTGCTACTATCTTTTGTTTAAGTGATAAATTGTTCATTTTTAATAATTAACTTATAAGTGAGCCGTGCTCGTCTTTGTCCCCATAAAGGGACAAAGTGAGCAAAGCTTTAAGGACAAGTACCGTACTGCCAAAGAACTGATCCATTGGCTGATGTGCCGTTAGGACCTGCTTTTGTAGTGGTAGCTGTATCTGTAAAGACCATTCTGATCCTTGTTGCAGTCGAAGTTGCGGTAGTATTTATACATCCTAGATAGCTCGTTGAGGTTGCGGTGTTTGAAGTCGTAACTGTGAGCGATCCGGTTGTTAAAGTAGTACCGATAATTTGACCTACTGCTGGCGATACGTTGTTCGCGCTGATTCCGTTAGGAAAGCGTGTACCCGATGCACCAAGATCTGCGGCTGGCTGGCTATTACCACCAACCTTCGCCAAAGAGATAATAAGAGCTGTAATTGCTACAAGTCCTATCACTCCCGTAATGAATTTATTCATTTTGGTTAGTGATTAAGTGGTAAATTAAGCGACTGTACCGTTGCTACCGACATAACCGCAGAATGATTCTGGGAAATGAGCTTCGAGGAAGCGACCACGATAAGCATACGAGTCATTTGCTGTGTATTCTGGCAAAATCATGCTCGTATAAAGATCGCGATGCACCTTTCGATTAACCATGTGCTGAGAAGAAACTACGTGGTAAGACGTGTTTGCGTTCGCAGATGTGTTGTACGTTGATCCAAGGAAAATAGATGCTGCAATTTTGACTGCTCCATAAATAGTGTCAAAAATGTTTACCTGATTTTCTCCTGAGAACGGTACAAGTATTGAATCCATAGTCTCCTTTGCTGTCTTATAAAGGATAAATGGAACAAGTGTACCTTCAAATACATAAGATCCGGCTTCACCGTCCTGAGCCTTCTGGTTCGCAAGAGACTGAACTGAAACCCAAAGTCCATCGGCTGAAAAAACTGATGTCTCAAGATTGTCTACAGTTACACCTTTAAGTGTAGTGTGAGAGTTTGAAGCCAAAGCCTGACCATCCGGAGTTGTGTTTACAGATCCTGCAAACGCATCTCCGTATGTGTTAAGAATTGCCTTCTTATCCTGAGTAAGTCTTGCTCTGTCACCCATCTGTTCACCAATTCGCTGGCGCTTTCCTACCTTATCGGCATGGAAGGCTTCTGAAGAAACAGGAATCTGTTTCGTCCATTTCTGCATACGCTTCGTCTTGGTGTTGCCAATGAAGGTATCAGTGTTTGTAAGTTCTTCTTGCTCATCTGTCTCATCAAAGCCTCCTACGTTGGAATCCTCATCCCAAGTATAAGCAAGTAATGGTTCTGAAGACTGCTTGAAGAAAAATTCGTCATTTGCTGAGAGGTATCCAGGTTGCTGTGTCCTCTGGTACTTCTCGTATGCCACGCCGTCAATCTCCGTTTGTACTGCATCTGGAGAGAGGGCTGCTGTGTGGCCTCCTTGTGGGTTCATGGCTGTTAAGAATTAAGGAATAATACCGTCAAACCAACTACTAGCTTACGTCGTGTCGATATGCTCTCGCTTCTACGGTTACATCGAGGGTTGAAAGGGCTGTGTTTCCACCAACAATTTCAAGACCTGAAGTATCAGCTGTTGCGCCTTCCTTTAGTGTGTAAAGTGGGCCACCATCTGTTGCTCCGGTTGCTGCATA